AGTGTGACACTTCCCCAACTGGTTCAGTTCTCTACACTTTCAACCAAATCTTCCCACACTTCAGTATCATAAAGATCCACAATTTCTTCCTTCAGATCTTCCTCTGTGCAATCTTGGTATGCATCCATTAACAAATCATGGCACATCTGCACAAGGCAATCCATATCCATCCCGTCGATGATGAGGTTGCAATAGTTCTCTTTAAGAGTGAAAAGATCAGACTCGTTCATGATGTTAGGATCAGAAATGTGCGAAACGAAAGACATTTGTTGTTGATGCAAATACGTTTTGATCAGTGACATGAATTAACATGCAGCAGGGAAGTATTCTTGAGGTTCAGTCAGGAAATCTGTCACCTCATAGTTTAGATCAAGACGTGCATTGACGGTTTCGATCATTTCTTTCTTGGACATCAATCGCATCGACTTGGTTTGCTCATCTCCCATAAACTTGAGAGTATAAACAAACTTATCGGTCAGAATGTTGTGAGGACGAAACTCAACAACCATTGCACGGGATTGACCTTGTGAAGTAAGTTGCATTGGTGAAAAACCTTTGACTCTTTAAGAATACATGAAATTGATGCTTGTGCTCATTTATTGTGACACTAATACATGTGGCACAAATTGTTTATACTCTCAGTTGAACTTTGCTGTCACTCCTATCACTTTTGCATTAGGATTGCGAGCAAGTGCAACTTCTCTTGCATCTTGGTAGTCTTTGGCATACACTTCCTCAGTGAAGACTTTGCCAGCAACATATAACTTAACTTCGCATTTCATTGGGGGAATTGATACTCCTTGATGTTGGAATCGTAATACTTCTGGATGATAGAATCAATCACAGAATACCAGGATTCGTTACTACTTGGATAACCACATTCTCGTGCTTGATTGAGAAATCGTAGGATGCAAGTTTCCTCGTCTTTAGTGAACTCAACTCGGTTCAAAGTGTAACCAGTGTTCATGAATCTCAGGCGTTAATAGAGAAGAACATGTGATCAGAGTCTAGCACATCACAGGCAGGACCAGTCCAACCAATAGAACGAATGTCAGTATATTCGTCACTATCTGATAGCATAACCGTTGCAGTCTGGTCCAGGTAATGCTCAGGCAACTCATTCAAGAGTGCTTTCAACTCACGGTAAGTGCCGCGATTCCAGTCAGTTTGGGGAATGTACATTTCAGTTAAGAACGTGACGATAGTCGATGGATTTGATACAGTAACCTGAGGCAGATGTGAGTTCTTCGACTAGATCATCACCATCATCTGCCTCCCAAAATGTGCCAACATAATCATCACAAAAGTCCTCAGTTTCTTGTTCAGTCATGGGATACAAATCATCCCCAAAGTCAAACTCAATGTAAGTGATTTGGAATTGCATGTTGATCACCGAATGTAGAGGAAAGAACCGTATTGATCACAAGCATCAGGATGATCTACCAGTTGATCAATATAGCAACGAATACCCTTTGCAGGTGCTTTAACCGATGCAGGTTTGTAACATGCACCAGTGGTATTGTCCACAAACATGTAAGCAGAACGACCACGTTGACGAACACCACCAGAAACCAAATAAGTCATCAGTTTGGTGTACTTACGACCGACTTCTGCTTCAACTTGGTAATAACAAGAGTGACCAGATTCAATGGAATTAACTTTCCACTCATTGTTCAGCACTTCGATGAGTGCATCAGTCAAGAATTGAGGTTTGGTTTGAGTAATCGTCATGGGTGCGATTCCTTTGACTCTTTTAATATACAGGAGATTGATGCCACCAGGGGGATTGGTGGACAGTTCAATCAACTGGCACACTGGTGTTTCGTATTGTTAAAGTTTGCATGAGAGAATTGCTCACGATTAACGAGTTTGAACATACCAAACTCATTCATGCGAACATAACCCTCACCACCACATTGTTCGTTGTCGATGTATGCTTCGGGACCGTTATTGCGGCACAGGTAGAGCATATCCTCCTTGATGGATTTGATCAGGAACCAGTAACTAATCAACAGAGAGTTGTTGAACGTTTCAGGCACAACTTCGAGTCCTTCACGAATACAAGCATTAAGTTGCTTCTTTAATTCAGTTGCTTCCTTTTCATTCACGAAAGTAACCAACTGGGACATCTGTCGCGCAAAACCAACAATCTCAGAGAAATCTTCATCGAGTTGCCATGCACGAGGTTGCACGAACTTGCAGGTCTCAGTGTCTTCAAACTCTTCCATTCCCACCATGTCATTGATAACATAGCAGTCCTTCATCTCATCATCAGTTGCATACAATGTGTGTGGTGCAATGATAATGTTCTGGTCAATTATTTCATCAAAGACATAAGTAATCGTATTGGGGCAAAAAGTATCATCACCACCAAACCCAATAAAATCACCTTGAACAATCCCGTCGAAATCAGGAAGGCAATCAAAACAGTGGTGTAAAATATCAGCAACAACCCCAGAATGGTTGCGATCAATGTCATCGTGCGTTTCATTGATTTTGATCTTTACTTTATTGAAGACAGATTTTGTGCCGACAAAGAAATTACCAGTGGCAGGATTGGTGCCCCAAACAATAGCGGGAGAACCGTCAATCTTCACGGAAAGATCACTCTCAGCAAGGAACCAATCCAGGACAGTGAGATCACCAGTCAGAATAGAATCTTCGGGGTGTTGCAGATGTGTGTTTTTCATTGATCAGAACTCCAGGTAAGATTCGATTGCTTGGTCAATACTTTCAGACAAAGATGTGGGTGGTTCAATAACATCAAACTCACCCAGATCACACTCATAGTAGTCACCGAGTTTGAGTTCAATCATAGCACCATCAGCACCTTCTTGATACAAACTACGAGCATGTTCATCTTCAACAACAACCACACGACGAGCAGTAAGATCTACCACCAACATGTAATCAAAGGTCTTGTTCTGTCGGAAATCTTCAACAGTTTTCTTCTCACTGAGAAAAGATTTAACTTTGAACTTCTTAGTAGCATGAATGTCTTTACGTTTGAAGAATAGGTTTTTACCCATCTTCATCTCGATCTTGTCATCACCATAGACAAAATCGTAACCAGTCTGATCTACACGAACGAGACCAGAATACTTTGCAAGTGCTTTTTCAACAGCAGTTGCACGGGCAAAGTTATCAGCATTAGAGGAGAATCCTGGATCGTTGTAGAGAGAATCCACGACTCCAAACACTTTGCCCCATTCAACCTGGGATTCAAGATGATCAATTAAGTGCATGAGGTTGTGCTCCTTTGACTCTCTTAACATATAGCATCCATCAACGGATTGCAAGTGATGGTGTCCTGTTCGGCAACTGTCACACTCCCTATTCTTTCTTTTGCTTTTGCAAAATAGTCTGCATCTTTTTCAATACCAATAAAGTTGCGATTAGTATTCACGCAAGCAACACCAGTTGTACCACTTCCCATTGTATTGTCCAGCACAGTATCACCTTTGTTAGTGTACGTTTTGATAAGATACTCCATCAAATCTACAGGTTTTTGTGTAGGATGCAGACCTTTTTGCTGCTTGAACTTTAGAACAGTTTTAGGGTATCTTGAACCCTCAGGATTATCACGATGCTTAGATTGTGCTTCACCATAAACCTCACCAATCTTTGCAGTATCTGACTTAAACCCACTGTAAGGAGTAGAATACCACATCTGAGGATTGTAGGTAGGTTTCTTCCTATAAAACACCAGGATGTTTTCATGACTCTTAAGAGGCATGACTTTGGCGTTCATAGGATTAGTTCCCTGAGGTTTTTCCCAGATCCATTCATACTTAAGATTCTGAATGTTGGATGCTGCTAGTATAGTTGTGAAAGGTTGTGCAGCAGTAAATACCATCGCTGCGTTCTCTTTGCAGACTCGATTATACTGCTCCCACAACTTATCCAGAGGGATGATACTATCCCACTTGCAGGCAGTTGTACCGTAAGGCAAATCTACCAGCAACATATCAACAGAATTGTCTGCAATAGTAGGCAGAAATTCCAGACAATCACCCAGCAGTAGATTCACCATTCAGCAATATCCTTCACGAAGTCACATTCTAGCAGAGCAGCAACATTTGTGCAAATATAGTCATCGTTGCCCACTTTCTTGCCACCTTGTTGAACATTAAAGTAGCAGTTATCACTCTTCAGGTGTGCTTCAAAGTCTTCTTTAGTGATAAACACAAGGCGAACATCTTCATCATTGGGATTGATGCCGCAGAAAATAAGACGTTCCCAATCTTTACCGACAGAGACGTGATTGATGATAAACTTATCAACACAAACACCACCCTTCTTATCACGGGTAGCAAGAGCAAACTTGATCTCAGTCAGAATATCATCAACCACACGATCATGACCAGCAGTAGAAGTCTTTGCCCGTGCAACTTTGTGTCCAGAAAGTGTCATGAACTTAGACACAAAACGTTCACCAAACTCACCTTTTTGTTTGGGAGACATGAACACATATCCCTCAAAGTTTGTACCCTTCCAAGGATCTTTCAGGTTGTTATCAATATACTCACGAAGAGTACCGTCAGCAAAAATAGAATCAAACATGATCGGTTCCTTTGACTCTTTTAATATACAGGTTTTAAGTGCCCATGGGGAGAATAGTGGACACTTCAACCAACTGGCACACTACCCCCAGTGATTCATATATTCTTTAAGAGAATATATTTCATCGGTGCATGTCCCTTCGATCAGATCTTCATCGGATAGAGTATGCAACCACTCGAAATGTTCATCTGCTGTCATATCTTCAAATGGTTCATAATCATCGTGGATTAGATACTCATACTCCCGTTGAAGTGCATCAATTAGTTGTTCTCTGGTGTAATTCATCGTTTGATCTCTGAAATTGCA